GTTTGACCGACGCTCGTTCTTTTCCTGAGTGTTGCATAGTTTGACTCCGTTGCATAGGCGATGGGGATTTCAGAATTAAGCAACATATTGGGAATAGACAAGTCGGTGGTGTCGCGCCTCGTCAAGAAGGGCATGCCGACCACCTCGGTGGACGCAGCCCAAGCATGGAGGGAGACCAACGCCCCGCCCCGAGCCAAGCGTGGCCAGCGAGGCGAGCCACCGCCAGCGCCGAAGAGAGCTCCGGCACCAGCACCGGAGGCGATGCCATATGAGCCACCGCTAAAATCGGAAGCAACGCCAAAGGTAAAAGCGAAGCAAGTCGCCATTGAGTCCGCGAACACGCCAGAGCTTTCATTGCAAAGAGCGATCCAAGCCGAGGACGCGGCACACCAGAAGCGCAAGGAGATCGAGATCAACAACGGCAGCATCGAAGATTATAGAAAAGCCAACGCCGTTTATATCGCCGCAAGAAACAACAGAGTTAAGGCGCAAAAAGACTTTGCCGACTGGCAGCAATCGGAGCGCATCACCATCTACTCGGACAACGCTATCGAAATGTTTCAGCGCACACTTGGTGCTGGGCGGCAGTTGATAGACATCATGCCAAAGACACTTGCCGCCCGCCTCGTCAACCAACCGCAAAAGGAGATCGAGCGAACACTTTTAGAATGGTGCTCAAGACTGATTGAAACCATGAGGGCAAACGTATGGCCAAAGCGGATCGAGGCGTAGCTACTGCCGTCGAAAACATCCTTGCCCCTCTCGACATTCGGACCGTGAACGAATGGTGCGAGGATGAGGTTGTTCTATCGGAGCGGCAAACGCAGATGCCCGGAGCTTTCTCGACGCGGATGACGCCCTACCTCCGCGAGCCGCTCGAGTGCTTCGGCGATGTCGATGTCTCCGACCTCGTGCTCGTCTTTGGAACGCAGACCGGCAAGACGACGATGGTTCAGGCAGGCACGGCGTGGCGGATCTGCAACAAGCCGCAGCCGGTAGTTTGGGTCATGCCCACCGAAGGCCTCGCCCGCTCGTTCAGCGAGACACGATGGCTCCCGCTATTCGACGACAGCGCCACGCTCTCCGCTCAGAAGCCAGCGGACCGGCACCGATTCAAAAACCTCGAGCAGCATTTTTCGCGGTGCTCGCTCGTCTTCGTCGGGTCGAACTCCCCGGCGAACCTCGCCAGCCGTCCCGCCGGTCTCCTCCTCATGGACGAGGTGGACAAGTTCGCCAGGGAAACCGACCAAGAAACCTCCGCGCTTTTCCTCGCAGAGAACCGCACGAAGTCCTTCGTCGGTGCGCTTAGGGTCAAGACCTCCACACCCACCACGCCGGACGGCGCGATCTGGCAGGAATACCAGAAAGGCACACAGGAAAAATTCATGCTCGCCTGCCCGCACTGCCACGACCGCATCGAGCTTTTGTGGGAACAAGTGAAGTGGGACACCGAAGCGAAGGAGGCCGGAAAGTGGAACATGGCCCGCGTCGAGGAGTCCGCCCGCTACGTCTGCCAACGATGCGAAGGCGAATGGAACGACGGCCAGAAAATCGAAGCCCTCCAAGGCGGAAAGTGGGAGGCCACCAACCCCGCCGCACAGCGTGGCTTCCGATCCTTCCATCTGAACTCCCTATACGCCCCGTGGAGATCCTGCACCTTCGGCGCTCTCGCCGTGAAATTCCTCCGCGACAAAGGCACGTTGAACGGACTGCAAGATTTCACCAACAGCACAATGGCCATGCCATGGGAACAAGTTGAAAGCAGCATCGGCGAGGCGCACATCCTCGCCCTTCGTGGTGATTACCTTCGCGGGACTTGCCCCATCGAGCCCGCGCACCTCGTCACATGCGCTGACATCGGCCAGGATAAGCAACACTGGGTAACCGTCGCCTTCGACGCCACCGGAGCCTCGTTCGTCCTCGACTACGGGACCACCCTCGCCATCGAGGATCTCCTCGAAGACTCACCCCGCCGCACCTACCGCACGCCATCCGGTGCCGAGGTCTCGCCCGAGTGTGGGCTTATGGATTCCGGCTTCGCCACATTCCGAGTTTACACCGCATGCCAGGCGTCCGCCGGATTCTGGCACGCAGGCAAAGGCTCAGGCGCAACATTCGGAAGCAAGATTTCCCGAACCGTCCTGCCCGACTTCCCCGGCGTCGTGCTCTACACATTCGTTGACCACGCCATAAAAACCGAGCTATTCACCGACCGAATCCGAAACGCTCACCCGCCGCTTAAGTTGCCCGCCGATTCCACCGACGATCTCTTTCGAGGCCTCGGAGGCCAGCGCCTCGTGCCACGCAAGACCGCCGCCGGATCTGAACTCATCTGGAAATCAGTCGCACAAGATCACTATATGGACGCGTTGAAATTGTGCCACGTCGCATGGCATGTTTTGAAAAACTGACGCCAGCAAAATAACACGCGCCCGCTGCGCTAGTGTTTAAGCGCATCCGCAAGCAATAAAAACTATTTTCATTTATTTGAAAAAAAGTTGTTGACGGGAAATCAAGATTGTGAGATTGTATGTCCAGATCGAAGCCACCACGGCGACGACAAAAACAAAAAAGAAAAAACAAAATGAAAAACGAAAACTTCAACTACATCGCAAAAAACAAAATCACGGGACTCTATTTCGACGGAGAAAATTTCAAGGCAGATCAGTCCCATGCGAAACATATCACCGTCCATAAATCATGGTTTAAACTTATCTGGAATTACAACGACAATCTCGAGATCATCGATGTAACTGAATAGTTGTTTTCAGAGCGGGTTCTATCCCCGCTCCATTTCTCAAACTAGAAACCAGAAAAAATGAAAAAATACCTCGATCCAAACGAAACTGAGATAGTGGAAGCACTCCAAAAGGAAATTTGCCTTGTATTAAAGCAGAGAAGAATGAAGGCAAGACTTTCTAACGAAGGGGAAGTTGTAATAACAGAAAATGGCCGTCGATTTGTTGTTCAGTTGTTGGAAATTATTTAACTCAACCCAACCGGCGCGGGTTCAATCCCCGCGCCAGACTTGACCAACCAAACCACAACAACGACAAATCAAGAATATGAAAATCACCGACATCAACGAAATCAAGTCCGCAAATTCAAATTTCACCCCCTCTGCTGATGGAGCCTACGCGACAAGCCGCTGCCTTCCTGGCCAATACGCCCAAGAGAATCAGCAGGAGTGGGCCGAGCGTGGAACCATCGAAGGAAAATCCGCAAAGGTTTTCTACCTTTTCGAAAACTCCGAGGCGGAAGTGGAAGATGGTGCAGATATGCCTTTCGACGTTGACCACATCACCCACATCGAAATCGAAGAAGAAGAAGCATGAGCAAACCCACCACCCACGGCGGCCCGCGAAAAGGAGCGGGTCGCCCCGTAGGCAAGAAATCCGCCAACGCCAAAGGCCGGACAGCCGTCACGTGCTCGGTCTCCATGCAGCCCGAGTCTTGGGCAAATCTCGACCGGCAACGCGGCACGATGAGCCGAGGAAAATATATCGAGTCTAAGATTTGACTCACCAGCAAAGCTAATAACACCCGCCCCGCCTCTCGAAGAAGCGCACCACGGCGGGTTTTTCTTTTTGACACCCCGCCGAGGTCATGTCCGACCTCGACAAAATGACAGGCGTTAAAGCCTTCCTCCGCCGCACCAAAACCACGGCGGAGCTCGAAGCCCTCGCGCTCGCTACCTTCGCCAGCGCCACCGAGGAAGTCGTCATCACCTCGCTTTCAGCAGACGGCACAGGAACCGCCGGCACGATCTCATTTCCCAAGTGGCTTTTGCTTCAAGCCGTCGAAGAGATTTTATCCGAAGGGCCAGACGGCAGGCAGTTGATGGGATTCCCAAGCTACGGAGCCACCCACAGCCGCACTTGATTTTTTGACAACCGCGCCGAGGCATGGCGTCGAAATCAAGTCTCAGTAAAAACAGAAAGCACGGTGGCGCTAGATCAGGCGCAGGGCGCAAGCCCTCTTTGAAATCTGCGATCTCCCCGACAGCCTTCGCCGCCTACGAGGCCGCACAGCGCACGAACATCCAACGCTCTTGGATTTACATGCCGACCACGAATCCGCGGTCAGAGCTCACGAACTACGACCGCACCGAGTTACTTCGCAAGGCGCATTGGATGTATAACAATGTTGGCATCGCCGCCCGCGCAATAGACGGCGTGGCACGCTACTCCGCGCCGCTCGTCCCGCAGGCACGGACATCTAACAGCGAGTTCAATCGAAAGGCAGAACAACTTTTTGAAGACGCATGCTGCACCGCTCCATTCGGATTCGACGCAGGCGCAGAGGTTAATTTCTACGAGGCACAGCCCTTCATTCTTCGTCAAGTCGCCCTCGATGGCGATTTCTACTGGCAGAAAATCCTAAGCAAAAACGGGCGTGGCATGGTCCGCTTCGTGGGCGGGGAATCTGTCGGCAATTCCTCCAGCGTCGAAGACAAAAAAGGATGGGTCGATGGCATCCTTCCCGACAAGTTCGGTCGCCCCATCGCGTTCAACGTCCTCGATCCGACCGACAGCGCAAAATCCACCATCGTGTCCGTTGACGACATGCACCAAGTCCGGCGCATGTATCGCCGTGGATACCTCCGCGCCCCGTCATGGCTCGCCCGCGCATCGAACCACCTCCAAGACATCAGCGAAATCCTCGCCTACGAGAAGGCCAGCTTCAAACTCAACAGCCAAGTCGCTTTCGTTATCACCTCGCCAGAGGCAGGGTCCATCGGACTCGGAGCGTCCCGCAGCAAGCAGAGCGTAGGAGACGTGGGAAGCGTGACCGTGGATAATCTCTACAACGCCTCAGGCATTCCCCAGCTCAAGCCAGGCGAAAAGCTCGAGAGCTTCGCCAACCTCCACCCAAATACAAACTTTCAGTCATTCCTAGATTACCTCATGCGTGACATCGCGTGGGGCATGGGGATTTCTCCCGAGCTTCTATGGGATATCTCCGGAGCCGGTGGAGCAAATACCCGCTACCTCCTCGAAGACGCCAATATCTTTTTCAAGGAATGCCAGAGCGTCATCCGGGAACAATTCTGTCGGCCATTCTGGACGTTCTGGATTTGGAACGAAATCGAAAGTGGCAACCTCCCATACCCCGGTGATGATTGGTGGCGTGCCGATTGGATCGCACCCAAGCCACCGAGCGTGGATCTCGGGCGCGATGGCAAGCTCTACATCCAACTCGTCCAGTCCGGCCTCATGAGCCGCAAACGATACAACAACCTCATGGGCCTCGATGACGACCAAGAGGAAGATGACATGATCGCAGCCGCCAAGCGCCTCAAAGAAAAATGCGCCGCCGCTGGTCTCTCCGTCTCCGAAGTCATCCCGCCGCTTCCGGGTGCCGCGCCCATCGAAGCCGCACAGGAAGATTTGACACCCGCCGAAACTCAACCATGACACAGCTTTCTTACTTCTCCCCTGCGACCGGCAGCGCGATAGATTCCAGCGTGCTCCGTGGCGTGAGCGTCATTACCGAAGGTCCTGCCCTCGGCCATGGTTTGCAGATCGACGCGACAACTCTCGCACAGGTGAAGACCTGCGCGGAATCTTTTGCTGACGGCCTTCGTGTCAAAATGGACCACGGCACAGGATTCTCCGAGATGGTCGGAGTCCTTCGCTCCTTCCGTATCGACGGCACGCAACTCCGCGCCGATCTCCACCTCATCAAATCCCACGCCGATTTCTCAAAGATCGTCGAAATGGCAGAGACCATGCCCGGCGCATTCGGTCTATCGATTGTCTTCTCAGGCACGCCAGAAGTGACCGGGGAGACCCGCCTCGCTCGATGCCTAGAGATTTATTCCTGCGATCTCGTGGACCAACCCGCAGCCAATCCCACCGGCCTATTTTCAAAACAAACACACCACATGGAAAACACACCACAAACCGAACCCGCCGCCGCTGAAGAACTCGCCGCAGAAGTCATGGTAGGCATCACCGTTGTCGCCAGCTCCGAAACCCCCGAGGAAGAAGTCGCCGAGCAACCCGAAGCCGAGATGGTCCCCGAGCTCGCAGCCGAGCCAGTCACCGAACTTCCCGCCGAGCTTTCATCCATGGTTGCCGACTTCACCGCACTATCCAGCAAGCTCACCATCGTAGAGGTCCAGCTCGCCGCGAAAGAAGCCGTCGTAACGGAACTTTCTAACAAGCTCGCCGCTACGGAGTCCGCACTCGCATGCGTCAAAGCCGAGCTTTCCGCCAACACCGAAGCTCATGCTCGCCTCTCCGAGCTACACGCAGCGGCAAAGCGATCCCTCGGAGTCATGCCAGCCGGCATTGTTCCCGAAGTCGCCATAATCGCCCAAGAAAAAACCGCATCCGACTACCGCGCCGAGTTCAACGCGATCAAAGATCCCACCGTCCGCGCTGCATTCTTCGCCGCAAATCAGAGTCACATTTTCGGCAACTGAAATTTGACATCTCGAAAATAACGAAACCCACACCCAAACCACACCATGTCTAACACACTCGGAACACTAAACGGCGCACTGGTCCTCCAGCGTGCACTCACCCTCACTTTCACACAGCGCCCAATGCTTTCGATGATCTCGAAAGGCTTCCGCGACATCGACGGCGCTGTTGATAACGCACTCCTCGGCCAAAGCGTAAAGACTCGCATCAAGTCCGTCCAAAGCGTCCAGCCTTTCGGCACAGGCGCACAAGACGTAAGCGACACAGATGTGAATGTCTCACTCTCCGACCACAAAGAGGTGCATGTTGCTTTCGGTCCTAACGAATACAACGCAACCAACCGCGACCTCATTGACGAAGTGGCGCAGCCCATTGCCGTTGCAATCGCAAACCACATCGTGGACAGCGTTGCTTCACTTTGGACCGCAGCGAACTTCTCGAACAGCATCACCCCATCGGCAAACACCTACGCAGCCCTCATGGTTGCGCTTCGCAAGAAGATGGGCCAAGCCGGCATCCCTTCCGAGAATCGTTTCTTGGTTGTGAACTCCGACGTTTATGGCGACCTGTTGAGCGACCCGATCATCGTTGCCGCTCTCAACAACCCACAAAACGCAAACGCCATCGGCGAAGGCAAACTCCCAGCCGTATCTGGTATCCAGATCGCTGAGTATCCAAGCCTCGACGCACTTACCACCACGAAGCGCATCGGCTTCGCTGGCAACCCAGAGTCCACCCTCTACGTTGCTCGCGCTCCTAAAGGACCAGGCGAAGTTGCAGGATCGTTGAACTTCCCCGGCGTGCTCGATTACATCGAAGACCCCGCCACCGGATTCCGCGTGCAAGTCACTCAATGGGTGGACCCAGTCACGATGGTCGTCAACAACCGCTTGAGCTGGCTGCAAGGCTTCGCCAAAGGCAACGGCGCCATGGGCCTTCTCGTCAAGGGCGCTTAATTCCCCGACACCCGCACCCGCAAAAAGCCCGGCTGGAGCCTTTCCCAGCCGGGCTTTTCTTTTTGACACAGCAGCATGGGTATGTCGCCCGACGCGATCCGCTCATTTCAACTCACCGCTTCCGCGCTTCGCAACGCCGCCCTTGGTCACACGGCCACCTTCCGCAGCCAGCCCATCCGCGTCGTGCTCTCACCCATCGCCATCGGCCTCGATCTTGAGACCGGCGGACTTCGCCAGGGCGGAGAATTCACTTGCCGATTTTTGGCAACGTCCCTGAGCACCCCGCCGCGCCGTGGCGAGCAGATCCTTGTCGGTGGCAAGGCCTACACCGTCCAGACCCTCAAAGAGGTCATCAGCACCCCCGGCGAATACGTCGCCACCATCGCGCCCGGCTCGACCTTATGAACTCCGCCCTCGAACTCGCCATCCGCGATTGGCTTTTAACCGATCCCGACCGCGCCGACATCGTGATCTTGACCGGACAGAGCGCCGAGACGATCCCCGCAGACCAAACCGTGGTCTTCGTGTCCTGCGAAAACACCGACACGCTCGCGCTCAAGCACTACAAAGTCCGCGCCCAGCTCATCGTCTCGACCCCCGCCGTCATCGAGGATTCGCTCGCCGCGCACCAAGGCATATCCGGTGCCGTGAAATCCTCCCTCCTCAGCATCGCGGGCCTCGTCTCCTTCCTCCCCTCGGGCCTCATCCTCGCCGGTGCCGACCTCAATTCCTTTAGCGATTCCATCGGCTCCGAGCGTTTCACCACCACAGCGGATCTGAGCCTCGCGGTAATCGAAATTTGACACGCCGAAATTGGTGAACCTCAACCCACCAATCACCACCATGGCCGCATCAATCTATCGCTCCGCAGCAGTTTCCACCGCCACTTACGGCACGCCCGACATCTCGGGACTCATA